GCCGACTTACCGTAATCCTTTGCTATGACAGTGACTGATAATAAATCGGGACAATTTAAAACTAAATCATAATATGACGCCTTTGGTTGAAGTTCCATAATCTGCTGTTCTTGAACTTTAACAGTGGTGTTTAGTTTCTTATTTTTCTCTCGCTCCAATTTTAATGCCGTAAACGCCTGTATAGCCAAATCGGGATTTTCCAATAGTTCTTCGGTCGCATACATTCCTGTTTTGCGTATAGCCGGTAATACATCAGCCGTAACCCAATGCTTAAACTTCTTCGCATTCGGCATTTTGCTTGATAAGATAAGACTGTACAAACCCGATTCATTGATACATACCGGATTTTGTTCTCTACCGATGGAGTCACGAATCGTTACCCCATCCGTTTTGTCATCTTCATCAACATGGTCCGCTAAAGCTTTGCGAGGATTGCTATACCCAAGTATTCCCGCCACATCCTTACCGACAAACATAATCTCTCCGTTTACTGTTGTTGTTCTTACAGAGCCGAACTCTGCATTTTCAAATACCTTTAATTCTTCCATAATTTAAATTTTCCTTTCTTATACATGTCGATTGTATTTTTTAACCATTTGTGCTATAATCATCTCGGAAGGAGGTGATTATAATGATAATTGTAAAAACACTTAACGAATTCCTGTCATTTATAGATATGGCAAAGCAACAAAATATTTCTTATTCAATAATAGGCTCTGAAAAAGAAGGGTTTGAAGGAGTTCTTAGTTCAGATAAAAGAAATAATAAGTTTTATGGTAAATATGTCCTGCTTTGTCCATCATTCAAAGTTTTTGTTTCTGTAAAATCTCCTCTTGATGAAAAGCACACAATTACAAATATTTCATCATCATTTGGTTTTACTGAATTTGAACATATTTCATTAAAAGACGGAATTTTATACTGCAATAATTAAATTTTAGGAGGATAGTCTAAAGAAGATTATCCTTCTATTTTATTCAATAATTCCAAACATTTTATTTTGATTTCAAGGTCTTCCGTTGCAGTATATATACTCATAATCTCTGTAACTAAAAATGACCTTTTTTGTTCAAAATAAAGCTTTATATACTCATCTTTCTTAAATTTCATAATTCCCACCTACTTTCTTATATTACCTACGTCGATTTTTGTTCTTGCGTAAATAACCATATTGTGCTAAAATGTAATAAATATAG